TTACGGTTGTAAATAATGGCGCTCATAAAGAGATTGATGACTACCAACTAACGATTGACACAGCAAAACAAATCGCAATGTTGCAACGTAACGAAAAAGGTACACAAGCAAGAAAGTACTTCATTCAAATCGAAAAAGAGTGGAATAGCCCTGAACGAGTAATGGCTAGAGCGTTAGAGATTGCACATAAAACAATCGCTACATTGGAAATCGAAAATAAGGAAATGAAGCCTAAAGCCTTATTTGCTGATGCGGTAGCAGCAAGCAACTCAAACATACTAATTGGAGATCTAGCAAAGCTAATCAAACAAAACGGGCACGATATCGGGCAAAAACGATTATTCGATTGGTTACGTGATAACGGATATCTAATTAAGTACGGTGCAAGTCGAAATATGCCAACACAGGTAGCTATGAATTTAGGACTATTCAAAGTGAAGGAAAGTACCTTCAACAATCCTGATGGAAGTGTACGTATTACCAAGACAACCAAAGTGACTGGTAAAGGTCAGCAGTACTTTATCAACAAATTTTTAGGAAGTTAGAAAGGAGAAGGCCAGCACATGTTAACGCCAGAAGATATTCAGAACATACAGTTAATCGACACCGATGAAATTGCTAAGCGGTTGCATTGTGGACCGGAAAGAGTTGGTTGGTATAGACGTGCCGGTTTACTGAAATACCGTAAATTTGGAAAGTTATGCTTAACAACCGAAGCAGAATATGCGGAGTTTATCCAAATGACTGCAGGTATGGATCTTAGCAACAAAATGAAAATCCGTTTAGCAGGATTGGAAATGAAAAAAGCGCCCTCTGACCAAAGAACGAGCGCTTAAGTGATGAACCTAAATCATCACTCAAATTCTAACAAAGAAAGAGAGAAAAGTAAAAAATGATTACAGTAGAAAATCACAAGGGAGCATTAGCACTATCAGTAAATGGAAAAGAACGAGATGTAGCATTCGAATTCGCAGCACTTCTGAAGTACTTAGATGAGCATCCAAAAATAAAGAATTTAGCAAATTTAATCGCCCAAAACGCATATGTGTGTAGCGAAGATTGCGGAAGTAAAGAAGAGGCAATCAAGAAAGCGGAAGATTACGCCAAAAATGGGAAGATTCCAAACAACAAGTTGAGCCATGAAGAAATCGAAAAAGCAATCGAACAGGCAGCTAAGAAACTAGTTGATAGCCTTAGAAAGTTGGCGAAAGATGACGAAAAATAGATTAGATCTAAGAGATTTATTGGAAGCAACCGTAATATATGGATTCTTTATTGCAGTAATGCTGACGGTAATTCTTTACATCGTAGGCATTGACCTATGGTGATGATTGCAGGCGGAATCGACATTCCAACAGAGTGGGCTAAGAAAGCCGTAATTCTAAAACACAATGAATCACTCGGAATACAACTAAACGAGCGCATGCTGCGTAAATGCATTCAGATATTCAATCAAGCATACGATGACAGACAGAACGATGAATACGTCGTCCACAGCTGCAAACATGGCTACAAATTAACAAGAGACAAAGCAGAAATAAAAAAGTCAATCATGGATAACGATAGACGCGCATTCACGATGCTAAAGCAGACTCGAAGAGTACGAAAGGTACTCGGCATGAAAGATCAAGTATCGTTGTTTGATTAACTTTAGAAAGAGAAAGGAATAATTTAACAATGAAACTCAACAGAGTAACAATAGACAACTTCCGCAACATTACACATGCGGAATATAACCTCGAAGATGTAAACATATTTGAGGGTCCGAACCGACAAGGAAAAACAAACACAATCCTGGCAATTTACTGGGCAATAACAGACTTCCTGATGGATGGCTCAAGCGATTATGCGAGTTTTAAGCCATTAGATGACACCAAGAAAAAGGTCAGCGTTGAGTTAGAATTCGATACATTCAAACTTAAAAAAGAATTCTACGAAAAGTGGACGAAAACACGCGGAAGCGAAGAAGAAACAATGACCGGCCACAATACCGATTACTTCATAGATGACATAAAAACAAAGGTCACCGACGCCAAGAAAGAACTAATGCAAAAGTTCGGAGTTGACGGAAAAACAGACATCGCCAAATTCGACCTGCTGCGCGCAGTTATGGATCCATACTATCTAGCAAAAAATGATTGGAAAGTAACGCGACAATTCATCATAGAACTTGTAGGCGACGTAGAAAACGCGGCGGTCATTAACGATAACCCAGAGTTAGAACCGGTCGCAAATAGATTGGCGCAAGACTGGTACGACACAGACAAGTCAAAGAAATTCTACAAGCAGCAAATCAAGAATTCTAACGACGATATCACACGCCTAGAGGGTCAGATCGAGGGATTGCAGATGGTCAAGGACGTATCGTCAGAAGATCTGCAAGCAGCGCAGGCAGAAATTGAAAACATCGACGCGGCAATTGCTAACACAAAGGCTGGTAAGAAAGATACATCGATCTCCGATGCACTTCAGAAGGAACTTACAGAATTGCAACAACAGGCGCTTGATATGGAAACGGCAGAGAGAGCCGAGCATAATGCGCAGAACGCGAGTGTTAGAGAAGCACGAGCAAATGCTCAAGCCAAGATTGCAGAGGCGCAGAAAGCAAAAGACGACGCCAGAAACGAGGTTATTCGAATCGATAATGAAGCGACAGATATCGACCTGAAAATTAACCGATTGAAACTGGATATCGGCGACAAAGAAAAGCGACTCGAACGATTAAGAAACGAGTACAAGAACACGAAAGCGCAGGCATTGCAGACAGAAGAAATCACCTGTCCAAACTGCGGTCATGTACTCAACCAAGATGCAATTGAGGCAGAGAAACAACGCCACGATGAGCGCCTTGAACAATTATTAAACGATGGAAAAAACGCTTCGCTTGAACTTCAAAATGTACAGTTCAAACTTGAAGAACTGCAGAAGCAAAGCAAGGAAATCGAACTAAAACAAGCACCTGCACATAGTGCTATGAACAGAGCAACCGAAGCACTGCAAGCATGTGAAAATGACTACCGTGCAATCAGTGAAAGACCATACATTGCAAGCATAGAGTTAAATAACTTGAAATCAGCGGTTTTAGAAAAACAAAAGGAACTGCAAAACCAACGATTAATAGAGAGTCAAGACACAAGCATGCATGATACGATTGCACGCCTGCAAGCACAGAAAGAACTACCACAGCAAGTGTTGAACCAGCACCATGCATTCACAGCAAATCAAGCACAAATCGGAAAGATTAAGGCACAGATTACAGCGGAACAAAAGAACCTGGTCACATGCGAGCAAGCGGTCGCATTAGTCGAAAGATTTATCCAATTAAAGCTGCAAGCATTCCAGGCACGCATTGAGTCAGTTTTCGGAACAAAGGTTCACTTCACATTGATAGAAAACAACATCAAAGAAGGCAGCTGGAACGAGGTGTGCTATCCAAGCGTATGCGACAAGGAAACGCCATTCTTGAACGGCTCCGGAAGCGAGCAAATCGTTGCCGGCATTTATATCGCGGAATGCATTAAGAAGAAGTTAAACATTGAAGATTTACCATTCATCTTTGACGAGTGCGACAAGTTAGACACACAGAGCCTCAAGGCCTTAGAAACAAGTGCACAGATCATTACAACAAAGGTGAATGATGTTGAACACAAAAAATTAACGCTAACAGCGAAGAAAGGTAAATAAATAACATGACACATAATAATACACCTGCAGCACAACATAACAATAACCAACTAAGTTTCAAGTCAGCAACCGGCCTGGGCAAGGCGCAAGAATACTACATGGCAGAAATCGGAACAATCGCGAGCAACAATAAGGTCGCACTCGACACTGAACAGGTAACATGCGGAAACAACATGATCTCCGCGATGTATAACCAAGCAGCAAAAGCAGGAGTCGCGCTAAACGGCTTCGATAGAAACGAGATAATTCAGATTTTGCAAAAAGCAACCATGCTCCGATTGAACGTAGCCGCAGAACCACACGAGTGTTATTTGATAACACGAAACCAAAAGGTCGGCGACTCTTGGGTTAAAAAATTCGAGTTCGGAATTGAGGGTGACGGCAACGACAAGCTGCTCCGCAAATACGGAGTCGACGTTAAAAAGGTCCATAAATTCTGGGTAGTAAGAGAACACGACGAGTTCACATATCCAAGCTTCAACGGCCTAGAAATTACGCCACCAACATGGCAGCCAAAAGACTACTACAGCAAAGTTACAAAAGTTGTATATCCGATTGAAAAAACAGACGGAACAATTGAGTGGAACATCGCAGAACGCGAAGAAGTCAAAATCAACTTACTAGCGCACATTAACCAGAACATCATGAAGAGCAAAGACTACACAGAAGCGACAAGGGCAAAGTTAACCGAACGCATTGCAAATATGACGCTTGACGAATTATTTGCGGACCAGGAGTGCTTGAAGATTATGAGTCCGGCATGGGCAGCACCACACAGCCGCGAAAGCATGATCCTGCGAAAGATGAGAAACAACGCAACACGTCGATATCCTAAGGAGTTCAGCTCCGCATTCCAGGAGTTGACATATTCCGAAGCAGTAGACGACACGCCACGTGACGCACGTATTGACGCAGAAGCGGCGCTTGAAGCAGAAGTTGAACAACACGCCGGCACGGAACAAATCGCGCCTACAGTGCAATTTGACGAAGCCACAGGCGAGGTTATCAGCGAAGCAACAGAAGAGCCAAAGAAAGAAACACGTACAACCGCGAAGAAAGCAACACCAAAGGCAGCGCCAACAGCAGAAGCTGTGCAGGAAATCACCTCAAACGACTGCCCATTCTAAGCCATAGAACAGAGAGGACGCGAAAATATGAAAATGATATGTTTCGGAAGTTCCTCTGCAGGAAATTGTTACTACATTGAATTGCAACGCAAAGGCACCCAACCTCCGGTTAAATTAATCCTGGAGGCTGGGTTGCCATACCGAGAAATAGCGATGAAAGCAGCAATCAACCAGGTTAAGTTGGCAGAAGTTGACGGCGTCCTGGTTACTCACGGCCACGCAGATCACTGCCGGTCGGTAGAAGATTTCAAACGCAGAGGTGCGAGAGTTTACGCCAATAAATACATAACAGCAGGTGATCCAGAAACAACACTAACAGCAGGCACGACAAAGGTCGTGGCGCTAGATACGACGGTAATCCCATTCGAGGTAGAACACGATGCAAACGAGCCGCTGGGCTTTGTAATAAGCACAGGAGTAGAAACAATCCTATTTGTCAATGACTCGAAATTCTACAAAGCACGCATGGACGGTTTGCAATTTGACTATGTAATGATTGAGGCCAATTATGACGGCCAGGTCTTACACTTCGCGCTGGAGAACGCAAAGGCAGAGAACGACCTCGGAAACATCCGCAGGTACGAAAGAATAATAAACAGCCACATGAGCCTAAGCAATTGCATAAAGCACCTGGAGCGGTTAGATCTAACCAAGTGCAAGGCAATATTCTTAATGCATTTAAGCGACA